TGGTTGGCAAGCAAAGGCGATATTACATGGAACTCAGGTGACTATCAGGGAGCCACTGACAATCTCAAGATCAGCGTAACAAAAGCTATCTTCGAGATCCTTCTGACCAAAGTCAAAGGCAGTGACGAACAATTAGTTACTTACAGAAACGTGCTCAGGCATGTTCTCTATGAGCAGAAACTGGAATATCCCGTCAAGGAGGCCGACAAGGAAAAACATGGATTACAAGACGCATATCAGACGACTGGGCAGCTCATGGGCTCAACTCTTTCTTTTCCTGTACTTTGCATCGCTAATATTTTGACATATTGGCTGGCATTAGAGGATTATAAGAACGAGCTCAACGACGAGCTGCCCGATACAATAACAATCACGGACGTCCGTGGAATGGAAAGAACCTGTCGGAACAGGATGAAGCGAAGAAATAGAATTCGCGTTCCCTTCGAAGACTTAGCAGTACTTATCAATGGTGACGACATCGAGTTTCCAACAACAGCTCGACTGTACGAACTTTGGTTAAAGAACGTAAGTCTCCTCGGTTTTCAACTGAGTCCTGGGAAGTCCCTAGTACATGGGTTCCTTGCAACCATCAATACACAACAGTGGCGACTGAAGAATCACCACGATTTAAGCCGTGCCGAATGGGAAATGGTCCCATATTACCAAGTAGGTCTACTTGTAAAGGGCGGTGCCGCCAAGGTTTCAGTCGCAAGTGAGGTCCACGACCTATCTGCTGTTTGGAATTCGATCAATAAGACCGCGTTTAATCCTCATCAAAGCATGTCAAGATTGCTCAAGATACACTCCGTAGAGATACAACGCCAAACTAAGAGAGGTCTATTCAACTTGTTCGCTAGTAAGCAAAATGGCGGACTTGGTTTTGATGTGCCTCTAGACCATGATGGTCAGAAATGGGAGTATGAATTTACCAGGTTGCAAAGACGCCTGGCGTGGTCCTTCAATCATAAATATGCAAATCGTTTGATCTGCCGGAAAGAAAAACCAGACATACATGGAATTGAGTGCAAACTCAAGGACAAGGATGGTCTCGAGTACGACAGCGAATTTAAAAATTATGGAGGACCGACGAAAACAGATTTTGTGGTTGGTTGCTATCTTGATGAAAATGGCAACTACATCTTTCCAGAAGAGCTTACGACTTGTATGGTACCTTTGTTGGATTTTAATGAAAATTCGACAAACAGTAGTGCCGATCGAGCTGAATTCTTTTATGTACATAAAGAAGACAAGCTCCGACAAGTACGAACCTGGAAGGATAATAAAGTGAAAAGGTTCCTTGGCAAGGTATTACGCCGAACGAAGAACCTGGGAAATGCATGGACGGACGATGTTCTAGCTACTGAACTCGAAATGAAGAAAGATCTCTACTACGTAGATGTGATTCCTAACTTTTCTGAGTGTCAGTAGCTTAACTGCGTTGGGTAAGACCCAATGAGTAAACAGAATAAATCCGCCAAATCTCTCACAATCACCCTTGGACAGCGTACCAAGAAGAATCAACCACAAAAACCTCAAAAGCAAACAAACAAATCAAAACAGCGTAAAGGACGCAAATCAAAGGGAGCTATCTCGGCCGCACTAGATGTAGCTGAGCACCTTTCTGGATATCTCCCTGGAGCGATCAAAGGAATCCGAGGCATGTTTGCCCTCAAAGAAGCCGATTACTCCACGCCAGCATCCTTTGCTGTTGTTCGAAACAATGTCACGCAGATGACTCCATCCGAAAAGATTACCCACCCATCCCTTGGATTGGCAGGAACAAGAGTGTTCGGATCACAACCGCTCTGTATGGTAGAACTACCTGCAACAGGTAGCCCCGTAGGATTCTTCCGTTTGAATCCGGCCGTACCAGCTATTGTGACACAGAACACAATTATTCTCAATCCGATTGCTTTGGGTGGACCCCTATCCGTAGAGGCCTATCT